GGACCCAGCCGGTGGGGGGTGCGCAGCGCGCGTGCGGGCCGCCTGTGGCCCTCGTCGCGTTCGGTTGGGGTGCGGGTGCGCTGCGGCGCAGAGCGCCTGTGCGTGGCGCTGTGGCGCGCTGTGCGGGTGGTGGTCTCAGTTTGCGTTGGTGGCGTGCTGGATCAGGTTCCGTCGATGATGCGCTGGATTTGCCGGGTGGCCTCGGTGAGGACGTCCGGCTGCGCGTCTTGGAAGGCTCGGGCGGTTGCGTCCTTGAGCATCTCGCGCGGGATGGACGGGCCGAACATCTTCTTGATCGGGAAGCGCGCTGCGGTTTCGCGAACGAAGGCGTTGTTGCCGAGGCCTCCGACGAGGAAGGCTCCGGGGAAGCGCTGGAACCTGCCCCATGGCTTGGCCCGGACGCCGTACTTGAACTGGCTGGGGGCGAAGTGGGAGAGGCCGAGGAAGTCGCCGCGGGCCTCGATGGTGTAGGTCAGGTTCGAGAAGGACGCCTTGATGGACCGGGTCTCGCGGTTGATGAGCGCGGTCTTTGCTCCGGTCTGGATGCGGAGCTCACGGCGGACCTTCGTGCGGATTTTGTCGCCCTCGCGGTTGAGGGCTCGGGTGAAGGCGCGGGTCGCGGTGTCCTCACCGACGCGGGTGATGGCTGCCTCGAAGTGGATGCGGGTTTTGTCGAGGTCGCGGATGATGACGTTCACGATGCCGCTCCTTTCGCGCGGGGCAATTTTGCCCGGCGAATTCCGATCCAGCGATACACGGGGGTGTTTCGCCTGCGGCTGTCCATAAGATGACTTTTCAGTCTGGCGCTTGGGTCGTTTGCCTTCCCGATATACCTGACTTCCCCGGTGGATGGGTCAGTTAGTGCATAGATGCACGGTGCAGTCATGTCAGTTATCCGCCATGAACCCGATGCGGCATGTCGCTGTCAGCGCAGATCGCGCGCAGGCTTTCGCCATCCGCGATGCGTTCGCAGATGCGGCTGAACAGCGCTTGGCTGAACTTTGCCATACTGTCCTCCTGCGTCTGATCCCCGCCTTCCGCCCTTACGCCATCCCATGACGCTTGCGCGCCCGGCCTGCGGCGATTGCGGTTGACGGGCTGGCCGTGGGAGTCGAGGCCCTGGAAATGGGTGGCCGTCTATCCGGCCTGTCACCACATCTTGCGATACCGGGACAAACGGCTGATCGGGCGTTGTCCCCATTGGAGGTTGAGGGCGGCGACGGAGGCCATCCCGCCGGGTCAGTATGGCGGCGACTCTCCGCAAGGTCCGCCAGCATGGCCGCCCTCGGGTGGTGCATCGGGGGTTTAAGGACGCTCCCCTTCGCAAGCCACTGCGGCCTGTTCATGAGGGTCTGTTAGTTCCTGTCCGATACACCACCGGAAGGCGGTAATGGAAAAGCGCCCGCGTTGACCGGGGGCAAATGCGAAAGGGCCGCGGTATCCCCACAGCCCCTCGCGATGATCAGAGGTTGCACTCTCATTGCCGGCTTGTCAACAGGTTGAGCGCCTGAACAGCGGCAAGCCCAGATCGTGTGGGTGCACCATCACGCCACAGGCTGCCATCACCCATGAAACCATCCAGCGCGCCACGCAGCGCCCATTTCATCTGCGGCACCGGCAAGGTCTCGATCCTGCCGCACCATTCCAGCCAGCGGCGCTCGGCGGCCTCGTCCTTCTCGCCGGGGCTGCGCAGGTCCACCCGCAGGCTGGGGTCGGTCTCCATCGTGTCGGTCTCCATCGTGTCTGTCAGCATCGGGGATGCCGCTCCTTGCGGATCGCCGGTCTGGCCGATGATGCGCATGAGGTAGTTGCGGCGGGCGGCGCTGAGGTCTGCCCATGCCTCTGCCAGATCGGCGCGTTCCTGCCCCTCGGACAAGGCGAGGATGCAGCGGCCCATGTCGGACTCGTGCAGGGTGCTGCCCTTGTCCAGCTTGCAGCGGGCCGCGCGGGCCTTGTGGATGGGCGGTGGCGACTGGTCAATGTCGGTCCTGCGCCCTTGCCCAACGCGCTGCGGTGCGCTCTCGCCGCCCGGCAGTGTGATGCGGGCCTTCTTGCGGCGCTTCTTCGCGCCCTTGGTATACGCCGCCTGCTTGTCGATCTTGCTCATGGTGCCTCTCGCTTGTGGCTGTGCGCTCCTGCGGCCTCTCCTGCGCGCTGCGGGGTCATTGCTGGGCCTCGTTGAACAGATCGCGCTGGCGCGGCTGCGCTTCGGCCCGGGCCTTGTCTGCGCACCGGCGGAGCCATGCCGCGAACTCGGGCTGGTGCGACCTGCGCTCGGCCTCGGTGTCCATGACCCCGGCGTAGAAGCGCAGGAACTCCGGCGATTGAGGGTCCACCCGCATCACGCGCCCCTCCCGGTATCGGTGGGGCACCAGATCGCGCTGCTGCGGGTTCCGCCACGGATGACCTGACCGGAACGGGCCATATCGGCGAGGTGCTTCTTCAGGACATCGCGGGACAGGCCGGTCAGCCGCTGAAGATCGATGTAGCTGCGTTCGCGGGTGAGTTTCGACAGGATCAGCGCGCGATTCTGCGCACCCTCGTCCAGCCTAGCGCCGCGGACCTGCACGGACGCGATGCCGCCCCGGCTGGCAATGGCCTTGTCCACCACGCTCGGCGGCATCCTGGCGAAATGCCCCTCGCGGCGGGCGGTCTCGGCCATGTCGGCGCCGAGACGCGATTCCAATTCGGGGGTCATGTATCTAGGCAGCGCGTAGGCGTTGGCGACGATGACGGCGTTGCGGCTGGCGTGGGATGAAATGCTCATGCCACCTCCATCAGAATGCCCGCGATGACGCCGAGGGGCGATCCGGGCAGGTCGCCGCCGCCGAACATGTCCGGCACACGCGACAGGGACTTCGCCAGGGCCTCGGGCGGAATGCCGTGCTGCAAGGCCAGGCTGGCCCAGACGCAAGCATCGGCGATGGTGGCCTGCATGTGGCCCCCCTTCGGCGTGTCGGCGAAGACCTCCATTGGCGCGGCGGTGCTGGGGTGCAGGCCGATGGTGACGGAGAAGGGGATGCCTTGCCATTCGGCATCCACTGTCCGGGAAGGGCGGCGGTTGGGCAGGGCAGCGCGGGTGGACTTGGGGTTGACGGTGTGGGTCATGCGTCAACCCAATGCGGTTTTTCCGTCTTGTCCGGGATGATGACGCCGCGATGCTCCCTCGCCTCGTTTCTGGCGCGAAACATGTCCTTTGCCGCCTCATGGCGAGCCTTGGCTTCGGCCTCCCATGTCAAGGCGCTTTCCTCGCCGTAGAGGTTTTTCCGGGCGAAGAACGCGCCGCTGCGATAGGCCCGCATCGTCGGCTCATCCACCAGCCGCTCGGCGATCATCTCGACTGCGCAGATGCCCCAGAGATAAGCGTCGCCCACAGCCTCGCCACGCTGCATCCTTCTGGCCGCGATGGCAAAGGGGCGCATGTCGATCGCATCGGACTGCGGCTCCGCTTGAGGAGCCTCCTTGCGAAGATTGGAGCAAACCGCGCCCACCTCCGAAACCGTGGGCCATGCCCGCGTTTTCATCTGGTAATCCAGCCGGTCGAAGGCCCTGTTGAGGAAGGGGACATACTCGGACTGCGGGGCGAATTTGGTGAGGACCCGGGCAATGCTTTCCGCTTCCGCCTGTGCCGCCTCGGGCTTGTCGCGGAGGTGCTGCGGCACGGAATAACGGTCCAGCCAGCGGGTGAGATGTTGGGCGATTTCTGCTTGGCGGAGGTTCATTGCGGTTGCGTCCCGAATGCGGAGAGGTCGAAAAGGCGCGCCGAGGGTTTCGGCTTCATCCGGGCTTCAAGCCAGGGGATCGGATCCACCGCCCCGGCCCTGCCGCAGTCCATGATTGCGCTGAGGATTTGCCCGTCCTGCCCCGGATTCGCCTTGCGGAGCTTGCCGATGAAGGCTCGGGCCTGCCTCTCTGGCACCCCGCAGCCCCCGAGAACCCTCACCCCAGCGTCGAAAACCGCCTTGGCCGGATCAGCCGGATCAGCCGGATCAGCCGGCGGCGGCGCGTCAGCGCCCGAAGCGTTAGCTTCGGAACTCTTATCTGGTTCTGGTTCTGGTTGGTAGGGCTTTGCTACAGCATTGCTAGGATCGATTTCCTTTGTTTTCCTAGCCTTAGCTTCTCCGCCAGCTTTTCCGGCCGAAACACGCCTCCCGTGCTTCTCGGTTGAAGTGCTGAACTCCTTCGACAGTCTGGGATTGGATACGCGACCGGATTTCCGCGAAAAGAACTCCGAAATCAGCGGCCGCACCACTCGGTCATAGGTTGCTTCATCCACACGCATCCGGCGCATGATCCATGCGTCATCGTCGGGCAGGCTGCACTCTGGAGACATCCAGCAGAGGCGCAGGAGCCGGTTGTAGGCTCCATCCTCTTCCAGGCTGAGGTGCGATGTGTCCGCCTCGAAATCGCGGGGGTAGAGGTTGAAGTATGGTAGGCTCACCCCTGCGCCCTCCGCGCCTTCTCAGCCTCGATCCCGTAGGCTACGGTCGCGTGGTCCCGGCCCAATGCCCGGCCAATCTCGGACAATCCCATGCCGCGCTCTGCGGCCGCCAGCATGACGATCTGGCGCGCGCGGCAGACATGGGCCTTGCGGCTTCGGCTGTAGATTTCCGATGCCGCGATGCCTGTGGCCTGCGCGACAGCGTGGACGATGGGCCTGATGCAGCCCGCGCGGGATTCAGCAGCCGCGGCGCAGGCATCGATCTCGGCTGGCGTCAGGATGCCGGTAATGTCGTCGTGTTTGCTCATGATACCCTCCCGACATGCGGAATGGTCACGGCGTCCTCTGCCGGCCCGGTGAATATCTGGACGATCACGCCACCGTCCTTGCAGGTGTCGCCGCGGGCCAGAAGCATCGACTGCCAGTCACCGTCATCGACGCCGATTGCGGATGCCAGAGCGTCCAGCATCGGCTTGCAGCGGCGGGTGATATTGTCGAGGTCGAAGCGGTGCCGGGTCGGCGGGCAGAATGTCAGGCTGATGCGGGAGACGGTGGAACCGGCAGGAAGCCTGGCGATGCCCTTGCCGCGCTCACGCAGGAGCGCCGCGCAGGTGGCCTTGTAGTCCCGCGCGGCCCGGGCCTTGCCGAACACGTCGCCTTGCGATCCGTTCGGCGACAGGGCGGCTGGCGGCCATGGCAAATGGATGATCTGCTGGATCATGCCCGCCCCCTGCTGAGGATGGCGTGGATCCGGCTGTATTTGGCTGCGCCAGCGGAATCGCGGTTGTGAAGCCTCAGCCCGCGCTTGGCGATGATGATGTCAACGTCACGCCCAACTCCCGGGCGCGCTGGTGAAGGGCCGCGATCTCGCCCGTGAATGGCGCGCGACAGCAGGGCGCTGAGCCAGTGACCAGCCTGTGCCAACCGATCAATTCCGCGGCGGAGAGCCTGCGGATCATCGCCAGCTTGTGCGCTATTTCCTGCGGCGTCATTCACGCGAAATCCCCTCCATCCATCACGCCCGGAGGCGAGGCGGGTTTCTTGCGATAGGCTCTGGCGGGCGGTGCGGCCGGGTTTCGGCGGGGCTTGGTCTCGTCGCGCGGATCAGGGTCGGTGATCTCCTGCTCCCATGGCATCCTGGGCAGCGTGACGGTGACAAAGCCGCGCTGGCAGTGGCTATCGGGGATGTTGCCGCAGTGCTGCGGGGTGCGGACGACAGCTTGGCGGCGGGGAGCATCACGCATCATCCGCCCCCGTGCTGGAGCGCGGGCCGGAGCCGCCTTTGCAGATGGCGATCCAGAACAGCGCGGCCGGGATGGAGGCTGCGCCCCAGAGGGCGAGGAAGGTGCAGAGGGTCATGCGAGCCTCCTATCCACGGTGATGGTTGCGACCGTGGTGTTGATGTTGGTGCCGCTGGCCGAGAAGCTGCCGACCGGCAGGTCCTCCCAATGCGGGCGGAGGTCGTCCAGGTCGCCGTGATCGTAGCGGGCGGAGACGGGGAGGATCGCTGTCAGCTCGCCGCCAGGCTTGAGGAAACGCAGGGCATGGCGGACGTGCTTGACGTAGTGTCGGCCATAGAACGGCGGGTTCATCACCACGCGGTCGAAATCGGGCGTCGGGACGGTATCGAGGAAGTTCCCGCGGATGACCCGGTGGCCCTTGGCCTCGCACATGGCGGCGCGGACAGGATCGACCTCACACCCCACAACATCGGCGCCAGCCGCGCGCAGGGCGTCGAGGAAGCGGCCGCAGCCGCACGACGGTTCCAGCACCCGCTGACCGCGGAGGCGGTAGACCATATCGGCAAGGACGCGCTCCACGACATCGACAGGCGTCGGGTAGTATTGGAGGTCCTTCGCCACTGCCGTGCCGGTGCGCACCTTCGACGGGCGCTCATCGGGGCAATCGGGCAGAACATCGCCGTAGAACTCGCTCAGCGCGCGGTTGATGGCGGTCAGCGCCTCGGGGCTGAAGAACAGATGCCCGTTGCCGTTGGAGAAGCGCTTGAGCCAGACGCCGCGGCCGGGGAATGTCGCCTCGGGGCGGCCACCCTCTGCGGGGGCAGACCAAGCCTCGACTATGCCCCGCTCGTCCCTGAGCAGGCGTTCCAGTTCCGCGTATTCGACCAGCGGCAGGCCCTGATAGGCCGCCAGTGCGTTCAGGATGTCGCGCAGGCGATCCCGGCCCCATGAGCCATATCCGGCGACATTGGAGAGGATCACGCGCTTGGGCAGGCCCTTCACGCCGATCTTCATCTTCTCGTGGCTTTTGAAGGCCGGATCCAACTGGCTGAACACCTCTGCCAGCCCGCGCAGGATCGACCCCCACGGATCTGCAACCAGATCGCCGAATTGATCCCGGATGGCCTCGACCGTGAAGGGCGGCGGGGCTGCGAACATCTGCTCGTATCGGCGCTTGGTCTCTGCACTGGCGATCCGGTCGAGGCCGTAGAGGTCGTAGACGTGGCGCCAGGCCGATTGCAGGAGCGACTGTTGCAGGGTCCGGTCATAGATCCCGCGGCCGGTGTCGAGGGTCACGTTCCCCCATGTGCCGCCAAGGGTGGCCGCAGCCTTCAGCGCCGTTCCTGCGGCCTCGAAGGCCGCCAGCGCTTCGGGAAGTGCCTCGCGCTTGGCCTCGTATTCCGCCACCAGATCGGACGGCTTGCGGCGGCCGGTGCTGACGGCGGTGCCTTCGTAGATTTCCCCGTGCGCACCCATCACCCCGCCCTCCAATAC